ATGCTTCGCTGATGCCCGCCGTCAGCGACTGCCCGATCGTGCTGCCGATATTGCCGACGACCACGCGGTACTGGTTGATATGGGCTTCGGCTTGGGCCGCCAAGTCGGCCCAGAGGTCGTCATTGGCCTTTTCTAATTTCGGTTTGTTCTTCTTCCAGACCTCTGTGACGTTGTCCAAGAGTGCTTGCGCGGCAGCCGCGTGCTTGGCGCCCATCGACGGCGTCACCGCGATGGGGAGGTCCGACGGTTTCGGCAGCGCATTCAGCGTGGCAGCGTGGGCCGCTCCGATCTCGTCGCCCATCTGCTTCGCGAACTTCAACTTCTCTAGTTGCGCGTCGCGAAACTCCTGACTGTCGCGGCCGTAGAGCGCGGCCGCGCGATCGACCCATTCCGCAGTCAACCGCGCCTGCTCGGCGATATTGCCCGCGAGCATGGCGACTTCGAGATCGTAGCGATGTTGGGCGAGCGCGATCTCCTTCGCCCGGCGTTCCTGCGCGAGATCAAGCGCCGTCTGGGCCATCTCGCTTTCTTTCTTCATCGCGGCGTCGAGCGCCGGTTTATTGAGCGCGATCCCTTGGTTCAGGAGGTCGATGTTGTGGCGAATCGGCTCCATGAGCCGCGAGGACTCGGCCAACGCGGCGTTGAATTTTTGTTGCTGGACCGGGTCGCCGAATCCCCCGGCGGGGCGCGTCGCCGCGATCTGATCGCGCTGCCGCTGGAGTTCCGCCAATTGCCGCTGTTGCTCGATCAAGCCTCCGGCGCGAATCAGCTTCGCTTCCTCGGTCTCGCCAGTGACGATCCCGCCCGAGAAGAGTTGTTGCTGCCGGAGCGCGGCCTGCGCGAGCGAGCCCGACGCGGCGATCTGGCGCGAGACGTCGATCATCGCCTGCTTCGTCTTTTCCGCTTCCTCCCGCGACTTCTGGAACATCCCGATCAACGCCGATCCAATCGCGCCCGCCGCCGTCGTGATGATGCCGACCACGGGGCCGAATGCAAAGCCTAATGAGGAAATTCCCTGGAGTAAGGTTTGAAAACTGATCTTGCCGTCGTTCGCCATCGTGGCGAAGATGAATGCCATCTGGATGCCCAGATTCTCCATCTTCTTGACGGCGCCCTTACTGAGTGTCGCCGTCTGCTCGAAGTTCTGGGTGATGACCTCGCGCGACTTCGTGCTCGCGGCCCCGATCCTGTCGAACGACTGAATGACCGCCGCGTCGCCGTTCGACGAGAACTTGACCGCCATCTCCTCCAGCGTGAGCGCCATCTATCCCTCGTTCGGCCGGAAGGTGCTGCCGGGGCCGGGGATCTGCCGCAGCGTCTTGTGCGCGTCGACGTAGCGGAGCATCCGCGCGCGCCACGCGGCGCGCTCCTGCGCCCGCGTGGGAGCGAAGCCGTCGAGATAGCGATCTTGCAGCCTCGCGAGGTCCGCCGGTGCCACCATCCCGATCGCGGTCAGCATCGCCATATCGTGCCGCTCCAGTTGGCGCCGGAAACTCACGGCGCTGTCCAACTGCTTGAGGTGGTAGAGCGTGTAGAGCGTCAGTGCATACGGGTCGTGCGCGACTTCGAGGAGCGGCCGCCCGGTGTCCCGCGCGACCCGGACGAGGATGGCGCCGACGGGGTAGTCGAGGGCGGGACCGGCGAGGCGGGCGTCGGGCTTGGCCTCGCTGTCGCCGGTCCGCTTGCGTTTCCCTCGGCGTGCTCGATCGCGGCTTCCACCGCCTTCACCTGCCGCGTGGCGATGCCGATGATGGTCGTCATCTGCTCGATCGTGAGCCGCGCGCGCTCGTCGCGGTCGAGCGTGGGGATGACGCCCGCGACGATCTCGCGCGCCACGTCGTAGAAGAGGAGCCCGACCTGCGCCGCATTCGCGTCGCCTTCGGCCGCCGACTTCTGCGCGTCGGCGACCTGATGCAGGAGATCGGCGGCCCGGCCGTCGACCGGCCGCACGTCGTGCACGACGCCAAAGAGCCGGACGCGCGCGATGGGCTGCACGAGTTCGTCCAAGTCGATGATGGGAACGTCACCGTGAATCATCATGTCAGTGCTCTGCTTCATGGGGTGGCCGCCGCGTAATACTCGATGACCCACGAGGGATTGCCCGTGAGTTGGCCCGAGACACTCATGTCCAGCCGGGCCTCGATCGTGACCGCGATCTTCGCTTCCTCTTTGTCGACGCTCGTGATGTCCCACTTGGTGCAGAGCGCCTTGGGCATGCGGATTTGCACATAGCTGTAATCGCCGCGCTGCCAGATGCACCGCACGTTGGTCAGGTAGTCGCCCGCCGCGAACATGAGCGACCCGAGTTTCGGCTGGAGTTGCGTCGCGCCCGATGGCCCGCCCGGCACCAGTGGGCTCGGCGTGTGCGCGCCCGGCTCGACGAAGGCGAACTGCTCGGGGTTGAGTTGAATCACCGTGCCCGTGATGACGGCGTTCATCTCGACCGTCCGATCGAGGCCCACGATCGGCGAGCGTTGCCCGTCGAACACGACCTGCCGGAGCGTCCGCGTTGGATCGAACTTGAGCCCGCCCGTGTGCGCCGCGAACGTGCTGGCCCCGATGTAGAGCACACCCGAGTCGACGATCACGTCCTCGGGGAGCGTCGGCGTCCAGCTACTGAGGGGAACGCCAGCCGGTGCGGTCATAGAACCTCCAATTGCAGAATCATCATGATGGTGCTACGGGTGGCGAGGTCGACGGCGGCAGCACGTACGTGAGCGCGGTCAGGAACGACGGCCAGATGAGGAGCGTGTACTCCAAGCGCACGGTGATGACTTCGCTGTCGATCGGTGCGGTGCCGGGGGGCAGCGTCGCCCGACTGAACCCGTGCGCGACGATCAACCCGTTCTGGTTCATCCAGCGGCCGACCATGCATTGATCGAACAGATCACAGATCGCATACACGTCCTGCTGCTGCGTCCACGGGCGCCCGTGGACCTGCACTTCGAGGTAGCCGGTCAGGCGCATCCCGTGGTTCGTGCCATCGTTCTGCGTTTCGAGCCGCGCGACCGCGTACGGAAACGTGAGCGCCGCATCGCGCGAGCGCCCGTCGAAGAACCGCTCGCCGAGATAGTCCCGCGCCGATGCGCCGGATGCGTTCTGGAAATCGAGCAGGAAGCGCCGGAGCGTTTTCATCACGGCGACGGTGCTCGATGTGTCCCACGTCGCGGTCGTGCCGCCCTTAAGCGGTGGATTCCCGGAGACGTTCGGCAGCGGCGTCTTGATCACGGTTGCACCTTCTCCAGTTCGCGCTGCATGACCATGCGGAAGGTGCGGAGCGCCTGCTCGCGCTTCCGGCGAAAGGCGGGGACCCACTTCTCGTCCCGCTCATAGTGCCGCGTGAACAGGTTGTGATGACCGACTTCCCAGAACAGGTTGTAGTCGAGATCGGTCCCGACCGAGATCGTCCACTTGTCGCCTTCGCGACGCGGCGGTGAGAGCGTGCAATGCGCGAGCGAGGCACCCGTGACGAACTGCCCTTTGTTGCCGAGCGACGAGAGATAGCCGCCGCGCAGCGACCGCCGGATCTCGTTCCAGAGGATCGTCCCGCCTGCCGTCAAGGCGCGCCCGATGGCCCGCTCGAACGCGTTCGCGTATTGCGACTCGTGCTGCTCGCCGCTCACGGAGCCCGTCATGAGAGAGTCCTCATGGGATCGGGAACCTCGGGTCGATGACGAGCAACGGCTCCGACGTCGTCAACTCGAAGTAGGTCGCGCCATAGGCGCCTTCGACGATCTGGTAGATCGTCTGCCCGACGAGCGGGGCGAGGTGCTCGGTGACCACGTCGGCGTCGACGGTGAAGTAGTACCATCCGGGGTTCGGCGTTTCGATCATCGGGTAGGGGCCGAGGATCGTTGACGGGTAGCCGCTGAAGTCGTAGCCCGTGGCGAAGCGGCTGAACCGCACATGCACATCCTCGCCGCCGAGATACGGCGTCCAGTCATTCAACACGTCCGAGAACACGCGGATGCCCATCCGCGCGACCCACGCGTTGCGGATCGGGATGTTCCGGCGAATCGGCGGGGCCGCGCGCGCGGTCGTCATCTACGTATCCCCACGCGGCGGCACGATCGGCGTGATCGCCATGAACTGGGGCGCGCTGTCGTCCCGCACGAGGAACTGGTTGGGGAGCACGACGCCACCGCCCGGCCGCCATTGGCTCACGAGCGGCGTGGTCGACAGGGGATTCCGGCCGAACATCATGGCTCGGTCCCTCCCTCGTCCTCGATCGTGTAGAGCGGCCCGAGATCCGCGATCAAGAGCGCGAGCCCGTCCTCGTTGTTCGGGTGCGCCTTGTCGTTCACGGGGAGCATGGCGTCGGTGATGCGGCGCGGGAGCGGGATCGCGACCAAGAGCGCATCGAGTTCGGCGAACTTCCGCGTCATGCCGATCGCGTCGCGGAACTGCACACGGTCGCCCTCGGCGAGCGATTCGTTGCCCGCTTCCGGCGTGTGCTCGGCTTGAATCGCGCGCCGCTCGTCCTCGCGCTCGTCGAGGTAGGGCTTGAGCAACCGGCGGCAGCGCGCGAGATGGATACGCGCCTCGCGGGTCGGCAAATGGCGCGCGGCGATGGCGCCGACGGCGTTCGCGATGGCGACGAGGTCGCCGTAGCTCACAGCGGTCTCGTGCTCGCCAACGGAGAACTCCGGCGCGGCTGGGCGGCGGTCGATGCTGGGGCGGATCGCGGTCGTCATTCAGAGATTCCTCATGCGGTCGATGAGTCGGTGATGAGGCCCGTGGTGGCGAGTGCGGTGAGGAGCGAGGCCAGCGCGGCGTTCGCCCCGCGTGAGCCGCTCACGGCTTGGCGCGTGACCGGTGCGGTGCCGTAGAAGCCGACACCGGTGAAGAGCGTGGTGCCTGCGTCTCCGATCTGAACGCGCATCGCGTTCGCGGTGAACAACTCGATCGTGTGCGCTCCGACCGTGTGTCCCCAGACGGCAGCGCCGATCGACGCCCCGGCGAAGATGGTGCCACCCGTCGTGCCGACCACGCCCCACTGCACGTTGGCGGCGGCGGCGATTGTGATGTTCACGATCGCGGTCTGTGTGGAGGCGGGCGCGTTCACGTAGAGGACATTGCCCGCGATCCCGCCCAAACTGGTGATGAGGATATTCTGACCGCCCAACGCACCGGCGTTGGTGATTGTCAGGCGTCCGACGTTGACAGGCCGCCCGGCGCTGAAGGTGATGGCGCCGCCCGCCGCGCGCACGATTGTCAGGGGGTTGTCGATCGGCCCGCCCGCGTCATTCGCCGCACTCAGACGGAACCCGGACCCCGCATCCGATCCGCTTTCCACGGCGCCATCATTGAGAAACAACGTCCATCGGGACGTGGACGGCGCGTGGTTTTGACTGCCGATCGAGACGGCGCCGCCAGTAGCGACGCCATTGCGCAGGGTGAGCGAAATCGCGCCCGCGTTCCCCGCGAGTCGTTCGACGACGACGGTCCCACGCGTCAGCGTCAGCGACCCGCCCGCGCTCGTATTACGGCTCGCGAATATGACGTTCGTCGGGACGGCGGCATCGCTCCGCGCGCGCAGGGTGAAATCGTTGCCCGCATCGCTGCCGCTTTCCGTTGTGCCGTTGCCGAGGATCAATTCCCAACGCAGAGCCGTCGAGCCGCCGATGATCTGCGCCGCGCCGGTCGCGCCCGTGAGCAAATTGATTTGCGCGGTGCCGGGCGTGGTTGGCGTGATGGCGAGTTGCGGGGCCACGCCGGTCAGCGTGAGGGCATTCGCAAACGTGAATGCGCCGGTGAACGTGCCCGTGCCGATGTCGGCCGCCGTCAGCGCGCTCCACACCGGTGCGTTCGCGGCTGTGCCGCTGCCGGTGCTCGTGAGAAATCGCTTCGCTGCCACGGTCGGACCGGCGAGCGTGGCGAGCGTGCTCGCTGGAGTCCCGTAGAGGAGATCGCCCGGCTGGTAGGCGGCGAGCCCAGTGCCGCCGTACGCGGGCGGGATGGGCGCCCCGTTCCACGTTCCGGTCGCGATCGTGCCGACCGTGGTGATCGACGCCTGTCCCACATAGGCGGGGTCGATGTTGACGACCGGCGCCGATGCCGTGCCGGTGACCGCGATGCGCGCGGAGGTGCCGGTGACCGACTGCACGAACCGCGCGTCGCTTTCGGTCTTGGTGTACGCGTCCGTGATCCCAAAGCCCGCAAGCGTGGTTGGCTTGCCCGTGATGCTCGTCCACGCCAGCGCGCCGATAAAGGTCGTGGCCGTGACCGTGCCGGTGAACGTGGCGTTGCCCGTTGCGTTCATGGTCAGGCGATCGGCGGCCGCCGTCACATCGCGGAGCGCGAGCGTGCCGTCGACATTGACGCCCCATTGCCACGTCCGCGCGGTGGCGACCGTGCGCACGAATTGCACGACTGGCCCGGCGGTACCTGCCGCGCCCGAGTAGCTGAACTTCGTGATGGGGCTTGTCCACGTCGCGTTGTTCGTCGTGATCTCGACGTCGAGGGCGATGCGGTTGAGTTGTTGATTAAAGAGTTGGAAATTCTCGCCCGCGACGGCGGCGCCGCGTCCGAGCCACCAGCGAACCGGTCCGGCCGATTGGAACCCGATCGCGGTATACCCGACGGCCGCCGCGTTCAGGAGGATGTAGGTCGCCGATCCTTCCGGGCTCGCGGCCAATTCCAGTGATCCCGAATTGGCCGCGTTGGCGATCTTGAGCGGTTGCCCCATCGTCACCGCGCCGGGCAGCGTCAGATTCGTCGTGTCCGCGTCCAAGGCGACGACTTTGCTCGCGGGCAGATCGTTCCACACGTTGACGCCGCCCGCCGCGAAGTTGATGAGCGCCGTCGACCCGTCCGAATTTGAGAGAACACTCACACGCGTGAGCGTGGTGCTCGCGGCCGTGTAGAGCCCGATGCCGACTTCCCACTGGCCGCTCGTCCGGTGCTCGATCGCGTACGACACCGTTTTCCCATCGAGCCCGGCGGCCGCGAACGTGCGCAAGCTGCCCGACGCCGCCCCAAGCAGCACGACGTCGGCCGCCGCGCCGATGTTCAAGCCCGTTTCTTGGACGCGATCCGCGAAGGTGAGTTGCGTCATGGGGTCGCTCCCTCGGGCGGGTTGACGACATGGGTGCCATCGGCGGGCGGGCTGTCGTACATCGTGAGTGCGCGGAACCGTTCATCCGAGATCCGCTCCAAGGCGACGATCACGCGCCGGAGCTTCCGCACGCCGTAGATGCCGCGCACCCACCACGCGCGGGCAGGGCCGACGTCGATCACGACGCCATTGATCGGGACCTCGACCTCGTCCGCGAACTGGACCACGGCATCGACCCGCGTCTGTAAGCGTTCTTGCATGAGCGAGGTCGCAGTGCGCGACTCGTCCAAGCGGCCCCACCGCTCGGCGTCGAACACGTACACCTTGTGCACGTAGCCGTCCGAGCCCCGGTCGGCGGGCGCGTAGAGCCGAATGCGTTGGTCGCGGAGCCCCGGTGCATTGCTCATGCGATGATCCCCCGGAGCTTCCGCAAGGCCATGCGCACGCGGTTGGGCAGACCCGTGTCGGGGTCGATGTCGCCGTAGCTCACCGAGGTGCCCGACGCGCCCTCACTGCTCGCGCCCGGCGTGCGCTGCTGGTACAGGAAGAGCGCGTAGTCCTTGATCGTCGACCGGATGCGGGGGAGCCACCGCTGCTCGTAATCGGGGAGCGTCCCATAGCCCGCCCTGCAGGTGACGACGTAGGGGCCGCCGCACGCGAACGAGCCCCGGATCTGCCGGAGATCGAGCCGCACCGTGTAGCCCGTGGGGTCGAGCGTTTCCCCGGCGCCGTTCGTGATGGCGACCGAGGCCGCGTCGATCTGCATGTAGGGCAGGATCAGCGCGCGCGGGGCGCCGTAGAACCGGAACGTCTCGCCGTCGTCGGTGAAGGTGATCTGCTCGGTGGTCAAGCTCTTCCCGATGTACGACTCGATCAGCCCGACCACCTCGGCAAGCAACTCGCCCAAGAGATCGTCCTCGGCACTCGTCTCGATCCGCGCATAGAGCTTGAACTCCTGCACGGTCACGAGCGTCGGCGCGGGCGCGATGGGCATCGTCATGCGGACCGCTCCACGGCCTGCGCTTGCCGCTCGGCGTCGATGATGGCCCAGTAGCGGCGCCCGACCACGGGATAGTCGTGCCACTCCTTGACGTAGTGATGCACGCGCGCGGCCTCCTGCGCGCGATAGTCGGCATCGACGATCAGGCGTTCGAGCACCGGCTTCAAGTCGTCGAAGTCGCGCGCGTACGTGTAGGGGCAATAGCCGACTTCAGAGTTCTCATATTCGGCTTTGACCTCGGGATCACCGGCGACGACTGCTTGGCCCATCGCGGCGCCTTCCAGCCCCGAGCCCTGAATCCCGAGCCAGAACGAATCGAACGTGATGTCGCAGGTCGCTTTCATCGCGAGCGCGACGCCGTGCGAGACGTCCTTGATCTGGAGCAACTCGACCGGGAGCCCCTTGGCTTGCAGGTCCATGACGGCGTGCTGGAGCGCGACCGAGCCCTTGATGCGCCAGTTGGTCGGGCTGTGCCCGATGCGGACCATGCCGTCCTTGCGATGCGGGATCGCGGCGAGCGCGGCGTAGTCCGTGACCGGGATCGGGATCGGGAGCCAGTGCATCCGCTTCGAGAAGCGCCGGTGATAGAGCCGCGCCCCGACCTGCACGGCGCCGAACTCGCGGTCCTCGTCGTTGTTCACGATCGGGTCGAGCGTGTTGATCGCGGCGCCGTGGTAGTGCCGGACGAGCATGTGGCGCGTGGGGCTCGGCCACCGGGAGAGGCGCCCCAAGGTGCCGTAGTCCATGTGAACATGGATCACGTCGGCCTCGTCGAATAACGCTTCGACGACGCGCCGGTCCCGCGCGCCGTCCCACTGCCGGAGGTCGCAGTGGGGATTCTCGTTCCCGTAGCGCACGAAGGCCGAGCGGCCGCCGCGCGCAGAGTTGAACGCGGAGTGGTAGCGATACGCGGCCGCGCCGGGGTCGTACGTCGTGAGTTGCAGCACCCGCGTCCCCGCCGGGCTCGTCTCGGCGGCGTACGTGAGCGGCACCCCGTCCGGGGTGAGCATCCGGCCGCGTTCGGTCTCGAACCAGCGATCCCGCGCGTCTCCCACCGGTCAGCCCTCCCGAAACCCGGCGCTCCAGAGCGATAACAGAAACAGCACCCAGATGATCCCGAGGAGCAGGTAGCCGGGCCGCTGATAGGCAGGCGTCAGGTAGTGGTGCACGAGCCAGAGACCGCCGAGCACGACGGCGGTCCCGAGCAGCAATGCGAGAATGAACATGCGAGTTCTCTCACCTCTTACTGCAGGTAGACGAAGGGCGAATGCTCGTCGATGCCTGCCGAGGTGCCGTACTTGTACGCGTAGCGGCCGGTGTTGATCGGGATGCCGCCCGCGCGCACGACGAAGCGGTACGTCGTGAGATCTTGAATGAACGCGTAGTCGCGCGAGGACTCGACGGTGAGCGCCTGCCGGAGCGCGAACGCGTAGAAGTCCGGGTTGACGAGCGCCAGATCGCCCGGCGTGCCGAGCGTGTTCAGGATGTCCGTCAAGACGAGCGGGTAGCCCAAGATCATCATCTCGGGGAGCCCGCGCAGATCGCGGAGGAAGGTCACCATCGAGCCAGCGGTCAGCGACAACGCATAGATGGCCTGAATCGTCCGGCGTGAGGCGAGCCAGACCGAGTTCGGCCCATGCGTGTGCTGCGCGTACATCGAGAAGAGGTCCTGCGTGGTGATCGTGCCCGCTGTCTGGCGCGCCACGGCGATGTTGTAGGGCGAGGACGGCCGGAGCGCCCCGGCGGGCATGGTGGCGCCCGAGACGTCCGTGCCCGAGATCGTGATGTCCTCGTTCACGGCGTTCAACGTCTGCTGGCCGACGGCGTTCACGAACTCGGCCGGGAGTTCCCCGGTGAAGTCGTCCCCCAGCAACTCGTCCGAGACCTGCGTGATCGCGGCGTACTTGAACACCGTGAGCAGGCGCTGGCCGAACACGGGCTGCCGGATCGGCTTGGTCGAGCCCTCGCCGACGATGCCGACGTTGGCGATCTGGCCCGCCATCGGCCGGTTGTTGACCGTCGAGGACTGCCCGTCGTCCGTCTGCGCCAAGTACGGAATGCGGAGCGTCCGGCCCGGCACGTTGTACGACCGTGCGCGCTGCAAGAGCCCCTGCTGAATATTCGCCAGTGAGAAGATCGACTGCACCTGCGTGAGCGGGAGCACGAACTCGCCGCCCGAGACGTCGCCAGCGGTGCCGACGATCGCGCGCGTGAGCGTGCGGGCCTCGTCGACCAGCTTCCGTTGCCGGTCGTTCTCGATCGGGTTGGTCCCGGCGACCGCGACCGAGAGGAAATGGCGGACGTCGTTGAACTCGGTGGAGATGCGTTCGGCCAGATCGTTGATCCGGTCCTGCATCTTCATCCGGCCCTTGCGGGTCTGGAGCCGGTCGTCGGCGCGGTTCTCGGGGCCGGTGACCTTGGTGATGCCGTCGCCGGTGCCGCCTTGGCGGTCGATCTCGGCGTCGGCCGTGAACTCGGCGATGATGTTGGCCCGCGCATGGAGGGCGGCCATCGCGTCCTGCTTCTGCCGGATCTCGTCCGCAGTCATGGGCTTGGACGCGTCCATGAGTTCGTCACGGATGGCGTTGGCCTGCGCGCGGAGTTCTTGGGCGGCCCGGTTCTTGGTGGCGAGCGTAAACGGCTTATTCGCGACGGGCTCGACGGTCGTGGACATGGAGCGAACCCCCGTCCGAGCGGGACCTCAAAGTGCCGCGCAGGCGCGCGAGACTGGTCATTTCTCGGACCGATCAGGATTGGACAGGGTGCGATCGGGGGCCGAGCGATATGGGTGGTCAGCCGAAGGCAGACGCGAACGCGGAGCGCACGGCTTGGAGCCGTTCCTCCATCGTCGCTAGCTGCCGGGCAAGACCATCCCCCGATGCGTCCGTCGCGCTCTCCGTCCCACGTCCGGCGTTCGCATCAGCGCCCGTTCGGGCGACCGAGGTATCCGGCGGGTCGGCGCCTGCACTCGCGGCAGTGATGGGATAGACCGCATCGAACACCGCGCGTGCTTCGCGTTCCGGTAACGACGCAAGGATATGGCGAAGCGCCCGCCGGAGCAAGTCGGTCTCGTCGCCGGGCTCATGGCGAACGCTCGTCACCGTGGTGCCGGGCACCGCCGGGACCGGCGTGATCGAGATCTCGCGGAGCGCGATCTCCTTGAACGCGCAGTACATGTCGCCGTCGTCCCCGGCGCGCCACTCCTGCTCGATGGGCCGGAACCCGATCGAGAGTCCGGTCTCGCCGCCCGAGGCGAGCACCGCCGTCAGGTACTCCTTCATGTCGCGGCCCGCATCGGTGTCGAAGAGGTCGGCCGTCATCACGGCCGTGTCCCCGGCGTCGTTCAGGGACCGCACCACGCCCACATGGGTGTCGGTAAATGGCCCGTGGTCGGCGAAGAGCTTGACCTTGCCCCGCGCCACCGCTTCCGCGCAGGTGCGCGCGAGGGAGCCGGGCAGGAACACCGTGCCGTAGTCGTCGGGCACGCCGTAGGTGAGCGCGACCCCGGTCAGGCGGCCGCACACGCCATCGGGGAGATCGCCCGGAATCTCGACGTCGCCGTTGCGGAGGTGGAGCTTGGTCGAGACGTACACGCGCTCGTTGAGCCAGCCGGGCAGGGGGGCCTTTCGCGTCTTGGCCTTGGCGGGTGCGGTCATGATCCCTCCAGCGCGCTATTATAGTATAATAAACTACATCTGCAGTTTATAACTTCCTCGGGCTCGCCCTGCGGGTCGCCGGGATAGTCGCAGCCGTTCGAAAACGTGTCGCCGATCGGGATGACGCCCTCGGCTTCGCAGCCGGTGTGCGTCGGCCGCACGCGGCTGTCGCCCTGCGTGAGCCACTCCTTCCCGTCGATCTGGCCCGACTCGGCGGCCGCCATGAACTGGCCCTGATTCAAGGCGCCGATCGTGTTCGAGGTGTAGATTCCTCGCGCCGAGAAATACCCATCGACGGTTGTGAGGTTATAGACATGCCCAGACCATGGACGGATGCGGACATCGAGCACGTCGTCGCACTCTATCGCAGCGGATGGAGTGCGAATCGGATCGCCCGCGTCGAACATCGGTGCGCCAAGCAGGTGCTTGCCATCGTCCGCCGCGCTGGCATTCATCGCGACCGGAAAGCGGCCCGCGCCAACTATTTCCGGCAGGGCCATCGCGGCCATCGCCTCCGCAATGACGTTCCAGCTTCTGCCATCGTCGCCGCGTATCAAGCGAATGCATCGACGAGCGCGCTCGCCAAGCAATTCGGTGTCAGTAAAAGACTGATCACGCGCGTCCTCCGTGATGCGAATATTTCGATCCGCCCGGTGAGCGAGGCCCGGCGCCTGATCGACCGCGACGTCGCGGCGGAACGGAGCGCGCTCCGTTGCGAGCAGCACCAGAGCCACGTCGGTTGGGGAGAGGAGACCATCTATCGCGCGCTCGTCGATCGGGGCGAAAGTCCCCAGCAACAACACGCTGTCGGATCGAAGAATGTCGACCTCGCCCTCGCACCCGTCGCCGTGGAAATCTGGTTGAGTAGTACGTTCCCGTTCCGGGATCACTATTGTCGCGAGCGCATCAAATATCTGGGCGATCATGGTTGGTTCGTTCTCTATGTGCTGATTTCGCGTCGGACGCGCCGCCTCGATGCTGCCAGCGTTGCACAGCAGATTATCGCCTTCCGCGAGCGCGCCCAACGCGCACCAGCCGGTCGACGTGAGCACTGGGTGATTCGGGGTACCGGACAACGTGCGGCCCGATCGCGTCGTGATGTCGATGAGGATTCCATCATACCACCGCCGATAGACAGCGGTGATGCGCCCGGCGTCGATCAGGGTATCGCCGGGTAGACATTCGGTGCGCGCGATCGTGGTCGCGCGTTGCGACGCACTCAGCCCGAAGGCGACTTGGTCGATCAACTTGGCGGTCTCTTGGATCGACATCCCCTCGCGGAGCGCGATCGAGAGCGCATCCGAGACGGCCGCGCCGGTCGTCTCGCCGACGTTCTCGGCCAGCCGCATCGCGCGATCGCGGATGGCCTGCTGGACGTTCGCATCGGTCAGGTGGAAATCGAACTGAATGACCGGCGGGTTGGGCGGCGCGTTGGTTGGCTTGCGGGGACCGGCGCGGCCGGACGACGATCGTTCACTCATAGCCCGGAAGCTCGGCCGGAATATCCACGACCTTCCCCTCGGCCTGAATCTTCTCGATGTCCGCCTTGAGCGCGGCCGCCACCGCGCGTTCCCGCTCGGTGGCCGGAGCCGGGTCGAGCGCATCGAGCGCGGTGCCGTCGACCAGTTGCATCGTCCACGCCTTCAAGCGGTCCTCGTGGACCGGTCCCTCGTCGGGCGTAGGCGTGTCGGGGGTGGGGGTGGTGTTGTCGTTTTCTGCCATGAGAATCCTCTCGCGTTAGAATTGTCTAAATTGTCTAAAATCCGGGTCCCTGCACTCGCCCTTTCAGGAGAAAGCGCTCCCACGCCACGGGATCGTGCACCGTCAACTGCTTGCCTTTGGCGCTCGCGATCTTCACCGCCTTGCCCTTCGTGTTGGTGTCCCACACCGTGAGGTTGTCATAGAGCCCGTCCCGGATCGCTTGCTCGACCACGCGCGAGACGCTCGCATGGGTCTCGCGGAGATACGGCTCGGGCACTTGGCGGCCGGTCCGGTCCCCTCGGGCTTTCGCGCGGGCGACCGCGACGTCGGTGTCCACCGTGACATAGTTCCCATCGACCGGATGCCCCTGCGCCCGGTACCCCGCGACCTTCTTTTTCAAGTTCTCATACGAATTGTCCCCGGTGCCATCGACGACGACGTTGTAGCCACCGTCGATGCCGTCTTTTACGATGCGCTTGCCGACATGGGAGCTTTCTTCGTGCGTGTACGACGCCACGTTGGATTGGCCCTTTGCCACACCCTCGCGGAACTCGGGCAGTTGCGCCTTCACCGAATCCGCATCGGCCGTCACCGCATTCCCGCCGCCGAGCCCTTCCTGCTCGATCATAACACTTTTCCCAGAGGCGGGACCGCCCCCCATGACCGTCACCCGAGGGTTCTCCACCGGCGTCTTGCCGACGAACCGCTGGGCCACGATTTCATCATGGAGCGCCGTCCGCTCGGGTGTGTAGGACCCATCGGCCTGCCGGTAGCGCACGTCCGTGTGCCGCGCGTCCGCGTTCGCCGGAGGGTAGGCCGACGATGGCTCGTCCAGCTTGGACGATGTCGGCCCCTTCGGCGCGGTCTCCTTCGGCGGCTCCTCTGTCGCCGTGGCCGTGTCCCCCCCGCCGCCATCGCCCCCATCGCCGCCGCCATCCTTACTCCCGCCGCCGCCACCGCCGCCCGGCTCCTCGGCGAACTGCCCCAAGTCGTCGTGGTTCGGATTGAACCGCGTCGAGGACCGGTTGGAGGACCGGTTGATCGAGTGCGCGATGTGGGCGCCGCCCTTGGCGAAGGTCTCGCCGATCAAGGCGTGATAGCGGTCGGCCCACCGCTGCACGACCTCGCCGCCCGGCTTGTACATCTGCCGCAGTTGCCGCGCAACGCCGTCGAGCGTCGTCTCGACCGGCGCGTTCCGCGTCTGGGCGCGTTCGAAGAGCCGGGCGATATTGGCGCGCTCTTCCGCGAACTGCATGAGGGCCGCACGCCGGTAGGCCGCTTCCTCGCGCACGGCGCGCTCGTCGAACTGGCGCCAGAGATCGCTCCGCTGCTCGGGCGTCAAGATTACGCCGCGCGTGAGGACCGCCCCACTTGAAGGGTACGGACGGGTAACTCCTTGCGCAAGTCCTTTCTTGGGAGCGTCCGACCGCTTGGGCGTGAGCGGCGGCTTGCCGCCCGCTTCCTCCTCCGCTTGGTCGTCGGCCCCGATCTGGAACTCTTCCTCGTTGGTGTCGGGCTCGCTGGTTGCCTCGGGCGCGTCGCCGATCGGTGCGGCCCCCGGCGGGGGTGGCGTCTCGGCGGCCGTCCCGGCGGCTTGGGCGGCAGCATCGACTCCCCCGACTCCCGCCCCGCCGGGCAGCACTTCTGCTCCTCCTCCACCATCGCCCGGCGGGAGCGGGAGCCCGTCCGGCCCCAGCGGCGGCCCGCCCGGCGGGACCATGCCCGGCTGGGGTGGGGGCTGATAGTCCAAGGCGACCGCCGTCGGGATGAACTGCACCCCGCCCGAGATCGCCAGCGTGTCGTCCAACTCGAAGTCGCTCGGCAGATCGAGCGCCTCGCGCGCCTCTTCGATCGTGCGGAGCCCGGCCGCCACTTCGCCCCGGACCCGCGTCGACGTCAGATCGTCGTTCTCGATCAGCGCCTTGAGTTCGTCCGGGTCGTAGCGGAGATAGACGTCCCCATACTCGGGCGCGAACCAGAAGTTGAGTTCACTCTCGAAGTAGCGGAGCATCGGCTCGACCGTCTGCTGCACGAGCCGGATGCGCGCCTCCGTGTACTGCACGCCCGACAGGCCCGCATCGCTCGACGCGCTCGCGATGCCGACGATGCGCGGGTCGACCCCGAACGCGGCGCAGATGTCCTCCCGGCTCACCCGCCGGAGATCAGGGAACTCTAAATCGCGCAGATTGAACGACGTCGACTTGATGTCCTTGACGCCGCCCAAGAACGTGAAGCGGCCCCGGTTCCCGCGCACGACCATCTTCTCGTAATACGCGGCCTCGGCCGCCTGCGCCTCGGCGAGCGTGGTGTCCTCGTGCACCAGTGCCCACGAGAGCGGCGCGCCGGAGTTGGTGACGGTCTGCCGCACGAACTGGCTGGCTTCGTCGTCGCCGATGATGTCGTTCAGCGCGGACGCGGCGCGCGGGTAGCCGAACACCAAGCCCTTCGCGTTCAGGTCGCGGAAGTGGACGATGTCGGTGACCGGCGAGGTGTGCATGTACCCCAGCGTGTCGCTCCACGAGTACCAAATGGGGTAGCCGCGCGTGTTCACGTACACGGTCATCACATCCTCGGGATGGATGACCCGAATGGCGTACGGCTGCTGGGGGAGCGCCGCCGGGTTGGCCGAGGGGGGGCGTTCCAAGAACCAGAACGCGTTGCCGTAGATCAGGTAGTGGGTCGCCGTGATCTCGCGGAGCCGCATGGGCGAGAGGAATGGCGAGGGCACGTCCATGATCTGCTGGATGGGCGCGGAGGAGGGCAGCACTTCGACCACCTCGCGCTCCTCGCCCGGCACGAGCTTGTACGCCTGTAGCTCGACCGCGCTCGCGATGTCGACGATCGCCCGGACGCACGCCATGACGACCGGGTGGCGCTCGAAGCCGCGCACGCGGACCGTGGTGCCGCTCCGTTGGTAGTCGCTCGGGGCTTCGCCCCGGAGCGGGATCGCGCCCGCGCCGACCACGGTCCGGTCATCGAGGACGCCTTGGGGGAGCCCGGCGTTGAAGCCGACCATGCGCTTGAGGAACCCCTGCACGCGGTGCTGCAAGCGCCGCTGCACGCGTTCGACGAGGCCGGTGGCCATCAGTCGGGGCTCATGGCGTCATGGGTCTCGACCGCGAATACGACGATCGACTGGTCGAGCGCGTTGACGACGAACCGGAGATCGGCCTCGATGGGATAGCCGCCGGGGGCGACCTCGCAGATGGCGGGGAGCCCGTCGCCGGTGATGAGCACGCGCCAGAGGTCACGGCGGGCGTCGTAATCGAGCGGGCGAGCGATCAGGCCAACGTCGGTGCGAAGGCGGCGACGAAAGCCGTCGTCGCGCGCGAGTTCCGCACTCATGAGCGTGTAGCACTGTCGCACGGCTGGCCGGGACTCCTCTCGGAAACGGTGACGACTGCGACGTCACCCCCACACGAGCCCGGAGTGCGACCGGACTACTTTCTCCCAACTACGCGACGAACAACCCGCCGCGCCGGAGCATCAAGTCCGACATTCCCCACACCAGCGCATCCATGCGGTCCGGCGAAATCGACTTTTCCTTCCGCTTCTCCTCGGCCGACGGAATCTGATCCGGCGCGTAGGTCGTCATCTGCGCTTCGAGATCTTCGAACTCCCCGTAGTGCCGAATCAGGTGCCGCTCATAGAGCGCGGCGATCGGTTCGGCGCGGGTGAACTTGCCTCGACTCGCGTGGACCGCCTTGTAGGATATACTCGGATCTTTCGAGCGCAACATCGTTTCCACCAGATCGCCGCCGTTATTCACCTCGCCGATGACGCGGTCGGCATGGTAGTGGTGGAACATCTCGGCGACCTTGGACGCCCACTGATCGGGCGAGTAGCGCCCGGACACATCGCGCAGCACCCACCCCAGCCCGTTCCCGTCCTTCGCGCACACGATAATGCCGGTCTCGTTCGATTCCTCGTGCGCCGTCACCGCCGGGTCGACCGCCACCACGATGCGGACGAACGTCTCGGGCACCGTGTAGCTCCGCGCGTCCTCGATCATCTGGAGCGTCCAGAGCGCGCCCGGCGTGTCCTCCAGCAGTTGGCCCAAGAGTTCTTGGCTGCCGAGCCGCGTGCCCTGATACTTGCTTACGACTTCTTGAATGAACGACGGCGCGAGGTTCCCCAAGTTGTCATAGGTCGACATCGTGCGCGCGAGCACCACGGTGGGATCGGGCGGCTGGCCGCGCTGGGACGGGTCCTTCCCCATGAGGAGCCGCACGAGCCGGATCGGCTTGGGCGTCGTCGTGAACACGCGCCGGGGATGGGTGCCGAGCCGGTTCCCGAGCACGGCGTTGTCCCACGCCTGCGTGGCGTATTTCCACTTCGCGATCTCGTCGCACCAGATCAGGTCGGAATTGTGAACGACGATGCCGTTCGCTATGAACTCATGGGCCGTCTCCACCGTGATGTCGAACACGTCGTGGAGTACGAGCAAGCGATCGACGCTTCTGACCTCGGTGGAATTGCTCGGCGCACCGGCGACGACAGAATCGTTCGTGACGCCGTTTGGCCGTGAAGCTCCGGCCGCACGTTGCGCATGCGATGGTACGCGGCTCATGTGGCCGGTACGCGGTCGCGCGTCCGTTGCACCGCTTCGAGCAAAATCGTTGCACGCGCTTGGTCGCGGTGTACCGTTGCCCGCACCATTCGCAGAGACGCTGCTCGCCTTCAAAGCGAACCGTGCGCGCGCGGTCGATGCAGCGCGTCGAGCAGAAGCCACGCGGATGCTTGGCGGCACTTCGATAGTCGGCGCCGCAAACGATGCACGTATGGATAACTCGGCGTCGCTCGGCCGCGATGCGCTTGATCGCCGCGCGGGAGCCAGCGACCGCCTTCGCTTGATGCTTGCGAAGATGGGGCGCGTGATGGCGTGAATGATTCGAGCGAGAGATGAGTCCCAAGTTCGACGGATCGTTGTTCCGCTTGTCCTCGTCGATGTGGTGGACGTCGAAGCCTTTGGGGATGTCTCCATGCACGGATCGCCAGACTTCGCGATGGAGCCGGAGGTTCGTCTCGTAGTAGCCACGCTTCCACATGTGCCAGACGTAGCCGTTCCACTCGACGCATTGCCCACACACAGCGGATCTCCCGGTCGCAGATGACGTAAAGGCACGAAGCCCGCTCCCTCGACGTACACGGGATGCGCACCGGTGCCGATCAGAGTTCGTCCATCCAGAGTACGTAACCTGTACACCGGACGTTGATCCCCCGTCTTGCCCGACCATGTCACACGCCGAGGGCCGACGCGAGTTGCGACGAGATCTCCGGCGACGATCGTCTCGATCGGTCGGAGCGATCCGTCGGCCATCGTCACGAGCGTGCCTGCGATGAGGCATTGCGGACCGCGCAGCGAATCGGGATCGTGGGCGCCGAAGAGGTGCGCGATCACGCCATTGGGGAAGGTGAGGCGCCGCTTCGACGGCTCGTACTTGGGTTTGAACCACGGGGGCGAGATCGCCATGATGCCCGACTCCCCCTCGACCATTACATCGCGCACGTCTCCGGCGTCGGCGCCGATGAGGAACGGGTAGCGCGACCGCCCACTCTCCACCTCGGCCCGGAGGAACTCAGCGGCCGAACGCGTCTTGCCCGCGCCGCGTCCGGCGATGATGCCCCATGTGATCCACCCCGGCCCGGCTGGACACAACTGCTCCGGCCGCGCCCAGAAGCGCCAGTCATACAGCAACGCCTCGAACTCACCCTCGGACCGGAGCGCGCGGAGCGCCCGCTTCCGCTCCGTGAGCGGGAGCTTGAGAAACCGCTCAGCCCCCGAGGGCTCGTGCGGATGGAAGGCCCGCGCTGCCGGA